TGAGCTTGCGGACTAAACGCCCCGCCCCAGTCACGAAACGCATTACCAAGATACGAATCATACAGTGCCCTCGATCCTTGTCCACCTGTTTCTGTGACCCCGCTAAAGAGATCGCCGCGCAAGTAGTCTGATAGAGCCATCTTATGCGGCTCCTAGTTGTTGTTGCAGCCAGTTATAATAGTCGGCACCCGTCGTGTCAGTAACCTGACCTTGTGATAGTTGACTCTGGTATTGATTTTGCAACCGAGACTGATTATTATACAGCGCATTCCGCAGGAAACTCTGCCCACCAAGGCCCATTGTCTGCGCTGCAACATCGAACCCCCAGCCGGGGTTTTTTTCTATATCTCCGGCCATTAATTCCCACCGGGCACTCGGCGGATTGACAATATTACCCAGAACTTCTGGCGTACCAAACCCTCCAAGCCCAGTCTCACCGCCCAATCGTCCTCGAAGAAAGTCTCCATACTGGGGTACATCAGGACCGCCCGGATTTAAGGTTTGGTACGCCTCCTGAGCAAATTTGTACGGGTTTAATGCCCGTCCAAGCTCCCGTTCCATAGAATCCAAGAAAGGATTTCCTGCGTACAATCCCGCACCGCGAAGCGTTTCTTCTTGAGCAATTCCCCGTGATTGCGAGGTCAACCCCATCTCTACATCTCTTCGCGTACTTCCATATGGTCCTACGTCATGTACGCCCGGTGTGCCCGGAGCCGCGCCCGGAACCGCTGCCGCTGCTGTGGACGCTTGCTCGACGTTAGCGACTTCTGCTTGATACGCGGCTCGCGAACCCGTGGGAATTAATCGTCCGCCCTCGCCCGAACCATCGTTATTCACACCTATAAATTCCCAGCCCTCGTCTATCTTCGTTCGTTTCCAAATATTGTAACGATTGATGACATCGGCTGGCATCCCTTCCCACAACTGCATGTATTCAGGATATCCTGAGGTTTTCGCTTCCATGTACCATCGATACATCTCGTTGGGGTTTCCGCCACCCAGCGACGTTCCTCCGGTTGAAAGCCGGAGTTTATCTACACCAAACGTATCACCTTCTATCGTACCCGTTATAGGTCCAGTCTTATCAACCTCCTCCTTCATCGGGATGGCCGGTACGTTTCGGCCCTGTCGTTGTGGAGGCAGACCACCCTCGGCACCTTGACTAGCAGCAGCGGCAGCAGCGGCGGCGGGTTGCGTAGCACGCCACGCTTCTGTTTTCCCGGCGGCAACCGCAGCAGCTAGCGGTTCTTTATCCCATGACTTTGAACCGTCGTCCCACGTTGTTTCAGTTACCCAAGAATCTCCTTCAGGATATGATCTCGTACTTACAGGCGTTCTTCCGCCTGCAGCAGCAGCCTCACGCTGGCGCTGTTCGTCTGCTGCTTTCTGTATAGGATTGATGTCAAGACCGACAACACCGCCCGGAGAGGCCCACATTGTGTCATCTGTCGTATAGTCCCACGATGGAGCTGCTTGCCCCGATTTCGCCCATTCAGGAACATCGATAGGCGGAGCTGCCTGCGTAGGTCCGCCGCCCCCCGGTATGGAATCACCGCCCGTTGCCAACAAATACGAATCTCCGCCTCTCGTAGCCGAACCACTACCAATACCCGACCTATCGGCGTAAGAATTAATGATCTGCTGTGCTACAGATGCTGGGGGTTGGGATGTAACATTAGCACGTAGATCCAAAGCCTCGTCCGTAAATGACGTAGTTCCGCCAGTCGCGGGTTCGCGCTTTTGCACAAGTGGTACAGGTGGTGGAGGAACATTGGGATTAAACTGTGGACCCGTTTCACCGAGCTGTAAACCCGTCGCAGGATCTAACCCTATCCCCATCGAACTGTATAAGCCTGACCTTTGCAGCTCTGCAAGCGCTTCAGCTTCCGCAACTCGTTTTGCCGCCTTCCATGAAGGGTCAGCAGTTTGTCTTTCGTTCCATGCCTTCGATACCCTGCGCCGCCAGAAGGAAGGTTCTGACTCGCCGACGCGAGTGTAGCCTTCAACCTCGTATTCTACGTCGCTGATCATCTCGCCCCACGAAGAAGCACCCTTTGTGTAGCCTTGCGGGGGAGCCTCGCCGTGAACCCATCCTCCGGGTATATTACCTACGTATTCCCATTGTCCTGCTGCCATTAAGACATTCCAAACTGACTGGTATCATAATTCGCTAATCCTTGACCGGGAGCCTGCATCCCCGGACTGCCTAGCATTCCTATGCCCGGAGGAGCGCCTGCGGGGGGTCCACCCATTGGCCCAATCGCGCCCGGAGGTCCAGCCATTGGTCCTGCGGGAGCCGCGCCACCGGGAGGACCAGCCGGAGCCTGTCCGATACCCATTGCCTGTCCCAGCGCCTGCGCTGCCATAACTTCATTGTTATTGACAAGTTCTTGATAAGCCATCGCCATGACAACTTCCGGCATTCGAAGGGGAAGTTCTGCAATCACTCGGTTCCGTTCTTTCATTGGGTCTTGAACAAGCAGGATCTTTTCTCGAGCGTACTGCATCGAGACGACAGGGTTAGCTCCCTGTGTCAAGCTTGCGGCAACCTGCGCTCGCATCATATCATCTTCAGGCAGAGACAACTTACGTGTACAGTATACACTATAATCGCCGTCAATTTCAGTATATGAGAAGTCTGAGAGCCGAAATGGGTTGCCCATGCCGTCAGTTCCGCTGTAATCCATAATCAGTTCTTCGCGCTCAATACCCTTGAGAACACGTCTCGCAGACTCCATATCGAACATCTGCATACGCTTCAGGTAAGGTTCCAGACGTAACCCGGCGTGATGCCCGGTCAAGGTAATGGCTAGCGCAGACATGCCGCCCTCGCCGCCGCCGCCGTACACGGTTTCTTGGAAGGTTGCTCGATACATCGCTGACAGAACAGATTGTAGGAGCGGCACCATTTCTGGTGGAGCGCCCGGTACATCGAGAATCTGCACAATATCGGTGGCTAACAGGGTGTTTACAGCCCCGCTGCCCAGTTCGAGTCGTCGTACGGTTCCATCACGGGTCTTAATAACCACTGTAGGTTTCGCGTATTTCTTGACAATTAAGCCCATTGTCTCGAGAAGTTCGTTGTAGTAATCGTGGAGATCCCGGTTCGCGTGGTTCAGGGCCATGCCCATATGTGCAACAAAACCCCGATCATCATTGACCATACCACGGAAGTTATGCCCATTCACCGGACCTACCAGCCACGGAACTTCACCCTGCTTATGCTGATCGCGCCAGACCTCAGTATTATCAATTAAGGTCACAACATCCGTATCATCGTAGAACTCGACAAGCTCATGGGTCTTATAGGGATCATCGGGGTCCATGTCATCGTGAACCTTCGAGTATCGTTTATCCGAGAGGATACGCCCACCCGCCACCGGAAGCCGTGAAAAGACCCAGAGATACCCGTCATCCGTCTGCGGACCCGGATAGATATTCATCGGGTTGTAATGGCGGGTAAACCTGAACGGACTCTTGCCGTCTTCTTGCGGCGCAACATATTGCCTCGAAGCAATCCACCCATAATTTAACTGGTTAAACGCATTCTCATAGTCAGGCGGCATATCACCGCGACGGAAGGCTCGCTGATCCATATCGGAGCGAATGCCTGCAAAAACTTGCTCAATACGTGAAGATCGTGTCTGCTCTTCAGGGGTATCATCTCGAGGTCGAACCGAGGTTTGCGGCTCCTGACGAGTAATAATCGCTGAAGCAAGACCAACCGCTGTATGCGGCATATTGTCCCGTACAGCCACGCCGCCGGGTTGTGCCGGACGCTCGGCCACTTCATACATATCAAGCATCCGCAACATCATGTCGTTGCGAGGCTTATAATGATCCGCAGCCGCATTGACGAGGGCAACGATTTGGTCCTCGTCCCGGCCTCCACCTTCAAGTTCAGCCAACTAGTTCGACCTGTTCTGGAGATAATTCCATGGAAATTTTGCCCTCATCCACGGGAAACCACAACAAAACCCCGCCAGTCATTGGGCGCTCGTAAGGTATCTGGAATGGATTTCCTTCTTTATCGACAACACGAAACGAGCCATCCGGCCCAAAAACTGGGTGCAATTCGGTGGCTCCATTGCCCTCCATGATGTCTATAACTTCTTGTCTTCGCATATTATCCCCCATATTCTATCATATTTGTACCCGATCAGGTAATTGTTTACCGTATTTCTTTAATAATGTCATCCGACGTGACCCTGAACGCACCGAATCGAGATATTCGAGGTCTTCTCGAGGTATGGATTCCGCATAGTACGGATCAGCAATATTCTGGTTGCCATGCTCAAAATAATCCCGCATCTGCCAGCAGATCAAATCAGCTATCAGGCAGTCGTCAAAAGATCCACGACGCGCCCCGGTACGCCCGGTCTTATTCGATACCTTCACATCCTGCTCACGAGTCTCCTCGCGCACATACGTGAGATACTCTCCAAGCAAGGTTTCATCATAGGTCACCATCGCGCTCGTCGCAAGGGCTTCCTGCATGGTTGAAATCATTACAGGTTTTGTCGCTTTGTTAGTAACCCACCCTTCCTTGACGCTGACGTTTTCCCCCGAAGTACCAGAGACACGCAACTCATAGTAAAGGTTAGAATAGCCCACGTCCGTAAGAGCCTCAAGAACAGCGAGTCCCGGCCCGTTTCTCTCCACACCAATAAAAGCGGAGTTCCATCGCCACCCCAGATCTGCGATCTTGGCAGCGAAAACACGAGGTTCCCACCGACCTCTGAGTGTCGCCACGTGTACCCCGGTCCTCCAATCCCGAACAATCGCCGCCCCGTAGTCTCCATCTGCGAGTCCTTCCGAACAGTCCACCCCAATGATATACTCCCGGCCCATAATAGGCTCCTGCCACTCGCGAAGATATTGTGTCATCACCCGTGGCTTATGTTTTGCTGCTTCCTTCATCATTGCCATAATAATCGACGCATCGAAGACCTGCGCTCCCGAGGCGACAAAGGCTTCGCCCCACGTGCGCGGGAACTCCTGCGCCATGTCCCGTTTTCCAAGCTCAGGTCCACCGGCTGAGATCTTATTCTTCAACATGCTCGCATACCACTCAGGATCAGACGTTCGATCCGGGTGGCTTGACCACGGGATAAACCACGGCACAAAATCATTCTGTTTCCCGTGCGCGGAGCGAAAGATATTATAGAAAGTCCCGGCGGCACCCTTCGCAGTACTCAGCCCGATAATCTGTCCTTCAATCCCCAGCGAGTCAGAGATGGCGGCAAAGTTCTCCGTATCGTACGGGTGCATCGCCCACTCATCCAGCACCGCCAGAGATGTCGCTTCTCCGCGTCCGGCATCTTCAGTCGAGGCCAGCGATTCAATACGACTAAACGCATTATCCGCGCCATCGAGAAAGAACTCCAGCACTTGCGTGCTGCGGTTCGGCTCGATACCGGGAAGCAGCCATTTAGGAATCTTGCTAAACGTATCCTTCATACGGCGAATCAACATCTTCGCGGCCATTTCCTTATAGGAAAGCAGCAAGACGTTCGAGCCGGGATGAAAGAGCGCCAGCCACAACGCATAAAAGCTCACCAGCCAAGATACACCTAGCTGGCGAGCCTTTAAGATAACGTGTCGATTTTTGCCTTCTACACCGTGCTGCCAGTTATGAACAAGAGCCAGTTGCCAATCCCACGGGACGAATTTTTGGAGTCCCTTACTCGTCCCTCGAGTTTCGGTATACCACGCATAGTGCTGGACGAAATACGCACACGATTCGCGGCATTTCGCGATCTCTTCTTCAACATCAACTACACGGTTCTTTGTATCCACAGTTCCTACAGATCGCTAGTGAGCAGCCGTTAATAAACGGGAGCTTTCCCACACCACAACATGGACAATCTTCATAATGATCTTCTCGGGTCTGTCGAGCTTGCACAACAACGGGAACTTTTTCACGCACGAGGGAAACGGGGATCTGTACAGCCATTGAACGCCTTTACGATTAAAAGACAATTTCCCATCCCATCGTTTCTGCGGCTGTAGCTATAAGTGGATCATCCGACCACTTATCCGTGCCGTCCAGCAACTGCTCAAAGCGGACGGCTCGAATAACGTCGGCTTGGGGGGAGCGAAAGAGTCGAGGTTTCTTTCTAGGTTCTATTATACCATTTGCGTTGGCGTTAGAATACAAATTATTGTCGTGCGCTCGCGCATGTTTTCGCTTCGATAAACTACTCACCCAAAAGTTCATAATCTCCTCATTCTATCATCAACGGTACACTTCGCGGAACCTTGCGAGACGCTCGAATCCTGACAATTCTCCGGGCATCACCCCAACCAAACTGCCTCCCGTGAAGCAGTCGTCGCCTCATCTCACGAACCCGATGGAGGGTGCCTTTCGTCGCCAATCCACAGGTGGATTATTCCCAAGTTGACGTCGTAGACGGGGCAGCAAAGCCGTTTCTTCCCAAGGTTGAAGTCCCACTCCGCAAGGCTCACAGTCAGCCCAAGGCCCATAAATCGCCAGACGTAAACGTCGAGCGAAATCCTCCTCATCGTCACATTCAAAGAAATCGATGGTAAATGTGTCTCCAGCCATATCATCGCTCCACATTCTCTGCGTACCCCGCCACGTCGATCATATTGTCGCGTTTCGGGAAATGGACGTCCCTGTTAATCTTTAACGCAATCATCATGTTCCCCACCACACGAGGCGGGATGTTCGGTATAGAATGTAACTCTTGTGTCTTTAAGTACCGATTGATCAGCGTAGCCCATAAAATGCCAAGCGAGGCGAAATCCTCGCTCGCCGGTCCATACTGTGGATCACGTTCATCATGAACCACCGCGTACGCATCCATGAGAACCGATGCTTCTTCTTCCATCATTCCCTCCAATAATGTAGGCGCACCCCCGGTGGGGAGGGCAGCTCGGGGGTGCGCCGAATGTAGTAATAACTTTACACGTTTTTGTACCGGGACACGCCTGATGCTCAAAAGGTTATGTAAGTAGGGTATCCTTGCGTAATCCCGATTCAAGAAAAAGTGTCAATAATAGTCCCCCAGACCACTCAGTATCGTGGTCGTCGATTAATCTTTTTCTTCTTTTTTGGCATTATCTACCGTTTTGGGAAGGCCGTGAATCCGGCTTCTTCTCCAGCGTCGTCTTGCGCGGACCATCGCGCTGCACGACACGGCCCTTAGCTCCGTCGCCCATTTCGTCGCCTTTCTAAGACAGAAGGTAAGAATAGCATTAAACCGCCTAAGGTTACCATTGAAACCATAGCAAGTGGAAATTCCATACGAGATGCTCCTCAACGAAAAACATCTTTGTTAACGCATGGCTTCCTTGCCTTCCGTATTATACCACAATCTACCCGTCGGGCGCGTGGTAATACACTTCCGCTTCTTTATGAATCAGCCGGTCGTCGTCGTTATGAAAATGCTGCGGCGAAATGCGGTTCAAGACCTGCACCGTCTGTCCGAGATGATGCAGCGCCCCGAGCTTGAGCGCATGGTTACGGGCCGAATCCTCGCGGAGCAATTCAATCTCGTTGGGTTCAGTGTACCCGGCGCTCTCGAGAATCTTATCGGCATAGGAGTATCCTTCCTCGCGGAAATTCCCGGTCGATCCCCGTCCCGTGTTATAGTCAGCCAGCGCTTCTCGATAATCACCGTCGCGATACGCCAGATGACTCGACATCAAGTTCGCGGCATACTCGAGGCTCAGGTACGGATCAAACGTCTTGCCTTCCATATCAGGATGATACTTCGGGATAATCTGTGCGATACCCTCGGCTCCAGCCCAACTTACGGCGTTAGGGTTCCATCCCGACTCCATGTTGATCTGGGTTCGAAAGATCTGTCGATCAATCCCGGCCTGATCTGCCATAAGATCAGCATGTGTGACAAGACTAATAAGCACCATAAGTGTCACTCCCATCGTAAGGACCACCCACACGACCCTCTAAGTATAGCATCTGCCAGTATAGCAGAATTCGGAATTGACGGTTTGGACCTGACCAGAGCATCATCCGGGTTTTGTGGACCAGTGATCCAAACCCTTAAGCATAACATCAAGTCTACTATTTGCTTCATTAAACGCCGCTTCTCGCTCCATCTGTAGTGCCCAATTCATTCCGAACTCATCAGGGTAATCAGACATAGGAGCATACGGCCCTAATTTCTTGGCAAGTTCTTCATTACTCATCCCACGAAGCTCAGTCTCCACCGCCTTCTTCCACGCCCTGTACGCGACATCTGGAGATCTTCGATCTATCGTGTAGTCCTGTACTTTACCGTGACCCCGTTCTATTCCAATCCCTAACTGGGGCGCTCCTCCGGGTTCGGTATCTGGAGTGAATTCAGCACTGTCAAAGTATCCTTCACCGTAGGTGGTTTTTCCTCGTACGAAGCTCCTGATTCCCTTAACTGATTCTTTCTGTTCAGGCGTTAGCCGATTCCACGCCCTATCTAGATCTAGTTTGTATTCATCATTAGATCGATGAGCCGCACCGTCACGAAGCCACAGCCTAGAAAGCACATCGTCATTCCAGTAAGTTTTCTGAATCGCAATCCCCTCGAGATCCGGGAGTTTTGCGGGATCGTATGGTTCATTCGGCATATTTCGCTGGGCGCTATCTAGTTCTTTCGCGTTCGCGTCTACCATCTCCCGTAAGAACTGTTCCGCTTCTTCCGGCATAGGCAGTCCCGACTGATCACCGTTGTCTGCGAACCACTTATTAACTGAGTCTATCTCAATTTGCTTACGTCGAAGTTCAGTTAATTTAGCGTCTTTTGCCGGTTCGATACTCTCCTGCTGCCTCTGTCTTCCAGCTAGCTTCTCATTCCACAGCGCATTACGAGTCTTAAGGTGAGATATATATTCGCTGGCTGTTGGGTCTTGCATCGGTAGTAGAAGGTCCGCAGTTATCTGGTCCAGATCATCTGTAACAGGAATACCCCACTTCTTCTCGAGCGACTCTGCCTGTTTCGTCAATTCGTCAGCCTGATCAACCGCCTGTTTTTCTCGCCATTCCGACGTTCCCGGCTCAAGATACCTCGTAGGATCGCCCTTGATCATACCTTCCGGTGTGGCACTCGGAGAGTAAACCGACGTGTCCATGTGTATAGTCGCGCCGACCTCTAGCGGGGGGACTGGGGCAAGGCCGGTGATGGGTACTTGTCCCTCACCCCACTGCTCTTGCCTCGTTGGATCTCGATAACCAGCTTGTCGTTGGATCGCTTCCAATCCGAGTTCTTGAGAAGGAGGATCCCATTTTGTGCCGCCACGTTGATCTATAGGCAATGTCTCAGGAGGTCTTGGTCCGAGGAATTTTCCGACTCTATCTACAGGGAAGGTTCGCCAATCGTGCCATTGTGCTTCTGGGTCGTCTTCTGGAAAGTCAGCTTCGATTTTGCGAACCTGACCACCCTGCATCTCAGGAGGCAACGGGGTAGTACCCGGTATCGGAAAGCGCGGCTGAGTTTGTGGGCCTCGATCCACCTTAGGCATCATTTCAGGGGGTAGCGGAGTAAAACCGGGTTTCTCATGCTGCAATTCAAGCGGTAATGGAGTAAAACCGGGTTTCTCCTGCATTCCGGGCGGTAGTGGAGAAAAACCGGGTTTCGGTAGATCCGTTGGCGCTTCGGTCGCTGGCAGTACCCCTGACGTAAAATCCTTGATAATCTGCTGAATCGCCGTATATGGCAGCGTAATCCACGGCGGGAGGACTTGAAGCCACGGCGGAAGTCCGCCGGGAGGAGGGTTAAGTATTAGAGTCCCTGCACTTTGCCAAGGAACCCGGTTGTCTGACTTTTCCTTGGAATCTGTAGAAGTTCGTCTTTTACTACTGTATTATCTTGACGAAGGTTTGCTCTCCTCATCTCTTCTACCGTATAACCCAGTTGAGTTGCAATACTATACATAGTATCGTTTTCCTTTACCTTATACGCACGTCCCGGTATATAATCCCCGGCCCCTAAGGACGGCATCCACCCCGACTTCAATTCGTTATAGCCTGCCATATCCCCGGACGAAGGTTCTTCGTACGCAGGTGCGAAAATCGTCTCGTAGAGATTTCGACGGAGTTCCGGGGTACGAAGCTCTATTTTCTCAGCATAATCTGCGCCCCACCCATACTTCGTGGCGGCGTGTAAAAACGCTTCCCTATCGCCTTCCGTCCGTTGCTTCGTCGCATCGTGCCTCCAATCGAAAGCCGTATCAACATTTATCTGGGAATCGGACGAACCCGCTTCCGCCGCATTCCGTCGTGCTATGAGTGCTTCCTTCCGCTTCTGTGCCTGCATGACCCACATCCACTTGGCCGCGTATTCTAAGGCTAACTTGGGGTTTGTTATAAATCCCGTGTTTCCCTCTGCATCCATTTTTAGTAATTCGTTTGATTTCTCCTGCGTCCAAAGAGTTTTATCCGTGTAAGGGTTTGTAAGCCCCAACTGATTTGTAAGATCCAGTAACGTCTTCGGATGCCACGGCGTCGGTGTACCGTCGCTGCGGATTGGAGCCTGACCATACAACTCTTTCCACGGGTCTATTTGCGCGATGCCCTGCGCCCCTGTATCTTCATTTGTTTTGTCCGTTGCCCAGTCCTCGTTCTCAGTTTTTATCTGGGCCAGAAACAACCACGGATCAATGCCTGCGTTCTTCGCTGCATTAAACGCGAGTCTCTGTATTCTTTTGTCTTCGTCAGATCTTTTGTCTTCGTCAGATGCAGTCATATTCGTTAACTGCTGGAGCGGAAAGTCCCATGACGTGTCGCCCGATGGCATCGCACCGGGGCTAGAGATCTGGTTTTGGATAGTTTGCATGAAGCCGGGGTCAGGCATTGGGCTGTGGGTTCCTCATTCGCTGCTGCGAGTATACCATAATTTCGGCCTGTGTGCCGATACCCCTCCTCCCCCCTATAGGGGGGGAGGGTGGAGGCCACTGGTGACTAGGCAGGTAAAGGTAGATCGCGTCATACAAGGTGTGGAGGGGCAGAAAATATCATATTTTTTATATTTTTTGGCCTACAACCATGTTCCATCTCTTGTATAACGCTGTTTTGGGGGTGGGGGGTGTTTATCAAAGATTAATGAAACGCTAATGTTCTGTTAATCTGGTGTTCGGTTTATGTTCGTATCAGGAATTCAATTGGTCAGTTAATTCTACGTCTTCGTCTGTAGATATAGGGCCGTCAACCCATGCTGGAGACAGAACTTTGAGATATTCTGGAGGCGGAGAGCGATGTTCCTCTGCTTTAGCCGATGGAGCGGTCCAGTTAAGGTCGTATTCGTGTGTAGATGGGGGTGGGGCTGCTGTCGTAATGTAATCAGTTAGCAATGTCGTAGGTCTTGCGCTCGCGCTCGCTTCGCTCTCGCTCACGCTTCGTCCTGCCAGCCTGACTACCTCCTTAATAGCCACCATATCACCCTCCCTAGCTTTGTCAAACAATATCTGATAGATATCACTTATTGTTTCACGTGAAACACTGTTTGTCATTCGTAACCTGATAATATCCTCAACCACTGACATTATGGTGGGCGACTTGGAATATCTATGTACGGTGCGTACCGAACAATTTGCGAACACCGCGATATCCTGTATTGACCGATTTTCGGATAATCCCAACGCAATTTTCGCATGGGACAATTTCGGCGTTTTTGGCAAAATATCGCCATTATGCAAACCTCGCGCTACCTGACACAATCTCAAAATTTTCTCAATCTTCATTTGACAAATTCCCCAAACTGTGTTAGCAGCTTTGTAGCAACAAAAAAATTTTTGCAGCTACAAATTCTACCACATAATAAAATTTTGTTGACAAACTCAATTTGTCGTGATAGTTGAAAATCTCAACAATTCTCAAAATACTTTGTACACTTTGTCACAAGCTATTGACTTTGACGTTTTGCGGACTACAATGGTTCCATAAGCAGTTAGGAAACGGGCAAAAAAAATGAATCGAATATGGGTACTGAAAATCTTCTTGAAAATGCTAGTTTCGGGAATTTCTACCGGTGAAAAGTTTGCAATACAGTATCTGCTAACCGAATGGGAAAATGACAAAATACGAGACAGAATCGAGGAACTGCGTCAAGAAATTATCTAATCGATCAAAATCAATTGTCAAAATCACTTGACAATTGACTTGGATTGATATAGACTCAATCATCAAAGTTAACGAAGGATAAATTGAAGAGACAA